CATAATAGCGATCAGTTCCGAGCACACCATAGACGTTCGACTGTATCGTCTGGAAATTAGATGTTACTGGACGATGCACAAATGGATCCCGCTGTGCGGAATCGACTGCCCGCTGAATCGTAAAAAGATCGTTCGCAATATATGCCTGGAAGTCATAGCGACAAACCAGCCCCTGGATATAAGAGGCATCGTTCGCAACAACGTAGAACCGCTTCGAACTCGAGCGGTCTAAAATTAGATCACCATTATTTATTACGACCTCTCCGGATGCGGAACCAAGCATCACATTTTCCGAGAGGAATGGATTGGATGGCAGCGGGGCCCGGCGAATGTATCCGTATATGAATGCACCATCAGACACACGCTGAAATCGCGGCAGGCTTTGCCATAGCCCCATCTTCTGCTTGAAGAACTTCTCAATTTGGTGATGGATGGACATGGCGCCCTCCGCTAGTCTGTAGCAAACAGCTCTGTTGCCGGGGAGATCACGGTCGCGACGGTCTTGTAGAGCGCGATCGTAGAATCCACTTTCCCAAGATATTTGAAGGCCTCAGCTACAAGATCCCGATGGCGGTCGTCCCATCGGATCTTTGCACGTTCACTGCGATACGGCCCCTCATACTCGAGCGTCGGCGTATTACGCTCACACCATTCAGTCCACTCGGCGGCGAGAAAGGTGGCGGCCGCCATTTTGATATTACTTTCGTAGGTTAGTAGGTCTGTTGCCCACGTAGGTAATAGCGTCTTCACACGCTGCTCTGCGATGTCGATGAGGATCGCATTGTTGAGCGTGGCGTCAGGCAGGTCGATCTCGTCGACACCCAACTTCATCCTCACAAGCGGCATCCACTCGGCAGTGTTTGTTAGTAAATCCGCCATATTACACCTCGATGTCTAGGGCTTTCATGACCAACTTTTCAAGGCGGTCCATTCTATCGTTCACCACCTTACTGAGAGCATCTATCTTCGCTGACCGTTCCTCCTGAAATCTTGAACATGCAAGTCGACAATCATCGCAAGCCGTTTTCGTCTGATATGGGGGGTTGAAGCGAAATCTCAAGTAATCCTGACCAACAAAGACGATGAAGGCGATAATCATCCCCTCGTATATATGCTGAAAAATCTCCATCCTTGCACCCCCCAGCATGTGTCAAAAAATAGGGCCGCATCCCGCGAGGGATACGACCCTAGATATTGCTCCCCGAAGGAGGGCGTTACGCGTCACACACGAGTTTCTTGGCTGCGCTACGGAATACGTTTGCGAACCCGACGGTATTGCTGATCAGGATTTCCTCCCACTGACCGTCGATGATTTTCTGGGTCTCGGTGAGGTCAGCCCCAGCTTCCCGGTAACCGATGCATGCATAGCGATTGTCGATACCGATCAGGTCGTGATCGTCGGCATCGTCATAGATGATGTAGCTAATGCGGTCGGCGAGGCGAGGATTCACCAGCCTGGGCACGCCACCGAAATCGCTCTTCATGTTTCCGAGGAGCTGATAGAAGAACACAGGATCCACGCTGGGCTTCGGCATGGTCATCACGGTCACGATGCTGTTAAGGTTGCCGATGATGACGTTGCAAACGCCGGGATTGAACTGATGCAACCATTTGAGGTATGCGACATAGGTGATGTCGTTGATGTTGTCACACGCACCACCGGTATAGGTGGACAGGTTGCTCGATGAAATAGCGCTACCCTCTTTGCTTTCCCCGTCGCCATCATTGATGGTCTTTAAGGCGAGGCCCATTTCATCAATCCGGTTCTGCAGCATGATCCGCTCGATCAGCATGCTGATCACGGGAAGGCTTGCCTGGCGAACGAACTCATAGGACATCGCAAGCTTGACGCCATACTTCTTGAGGGTCGTAGCCTTCTCACTCCAGGACACGTTGACAACCGGAAACTTGCCAAACTGCGAGATCTGGCTCATGGTCCGGTTAGCCTGGGTCTCGTCGATATAGATCGAACGATAGACAGTCGTGCCGGTGAGGGTCTCCCAGGAAGCGACCAGGAGGTCGACCTGATTTTCCTCATTGATGAGGGCTCTGCGGGCTACCCGGTTGATGAACTCAGGGAAAAGCACCGTGCTGGCCGCTACGCCACTCTGAAAGAACAGCTGCCCCTTGCTGGCCGGCATGCCATAGCGTGCGTCGTTCTTTGTGCGGATCCCGAATCTCTGCAGCTGGCGCTCGAAGGCATCCAGGCCGGTGGCATCACCAGGCTGAGTTGGATTCAGGTACTCCAGGAGCTGCGAGAAACTCATGCCCTGGTCATATGCGTATTCATACATTTTTCGATCCAGGGGGACGTCATTAACCCCATAACTTCCAAATTCAAACTTCATCGAACTTCCTCCTATGTAGATATGGATGATTACCCAATCAAAAAGGTGACCGTAGCAGCCGATGTGTCCACGTCCGTCACCAGATATTCGCGGCCATAAGTGTCGTCAACACGCACGGCACCAGCGCCATCAGCCTCGAGTTTCTGTCGACCATAAGTCGGAGCACTCCCGGTATAGGCAACCGTCACAAAACCGGTCATCTGTACCGTGCAGATTCCTTCGCCAATCGAAATCACGATGCCATCTGGCAGATCGTTTGCTGAGCAAAGCGATACGGTCTTGTTGGCAGAGAATTTGACAGGCTTGTTTTCATCGGTGCCGACGGTGAACTGCGTATTCATAAGACAGGGGATGCCACCGTCAAACAAGAGCCCCTTGTGCGAAACGGTCCTTGCAGATCCAAAAGCCATGGTAAACCTCCTTATTGCTTAAAGAAAAATGTTACGACCTTGTTTGTCGTGTCGACATCCGTTACCAGAAACTCACGACCGGCAGTGCCGTCGGCGCCAGGAGTGGTTCCGCCTAGAACACTACTACCATCGATGGTGAGATTGTTTGAAGACTCGGTGAAAACGATTGAGTTGCCAGCCGTTCCGGCCGTTACCGCAGTGATTGCAACGGTGTCGGTATCCGGATCGTCAGCCGCAACTACCGTTGTCATATCAGCGTTGACAGCGGCTGCAATATTGACGAGAGTAGCGTCAACGGTTGATCCGACGGTTACCTGGCCAGCGGCTGCCCTGGCAGTCACGAAAGTGAATGTGGTGGTATCAATCACAAACGTATTGGTTGCGCCCGCCCTGGTTCCACCAAGAGTGCCAGTCCCATCCATTGTCAAGTTCGTCGCAGACTCAGTGAAAACGATGTCGTCCGTGGCAACGGTATGAGCTACCGCTGTGACAACAACGGTATCTGCCGTAGTATTTGCCTCCGCCGTTACCAAACCAATGAGGTCTTCGTGGGCGTTGATCTTTGCAGCAATGTTCGTTACGCATGCATCAGCATCATTCCCAATCGTAATTTCGCCAGCTGCAGCTGCGGATACCTTAAACGTAAAGGTAGTCTCATCAATCGTGATGGTTTCATCAGCTGACGGGAGTCCACCGGAGATCGTGATGGTACCCTGCGCCCTACCCTCAGGCACAGCAGAGAGGGTAATGGTACCAACGGCTGCCGTGTCACCGCAGCGCACCTTACCGGCGCCATCGGCACACAGATATTCGCGGCCCACAACTGGATTTTGATTTCCGGAATACGAAACCTCAATGAAGCCTCGGAGCTGGCCCGTACAAATGCCGCTACCGATTGACGTCACAAAAGCATGAAACGTATCACCGTCAGAACATTTCCCGACCGTCTTGTTTGCGGTCAGCTTCACGGGGATCCCCTCATCAGTTCCACCGGTAAGGGTGGACTGGATAAAAGGAACCACATACCCGAAAAGCAGTCCTTTGTGCGAGTTGACTCTCGCTGCTCCCCAAGCCATATTTACCTCCCTGTTCGGTAGACACTGGGGTCTACAGATTCATTGAGTGTTCGTTGTGTAGGTGCTTCATCAGTGGTAAGCCGTCCAGTACGCAGTGCTTTCCCGAGCTTGATACGTAAGCTATTGCGATAGCTCAGTTTTTCATCCAAAGACATTTTCGAGAGCACCGAATCAACCACGTCCTTGGAATAAATTTCTGCGTCGATTCCGATAGAAAGTTTGTGAACTTCGGAATCAATCTCAGAAACATACCGCTCAGAAACTGCATTGGATTCGGCGAGTTCCTCGACAGCTCGATCGAACTGAGCCCTCAATGTCTCAATCTCTTCCTGGAGTTCGACATATGCTTCCTCAAGCTCGGCCGCCCTGTTCTGCAGGACTTCAACCCTACGCTGTTCCGGAGTTAATTGTTCTGATTCCTCTTGCTCTGCAGAATTTGCGGGGTGCTGCTCGGTCAATTCCTCATCACCCATAAGCGCGGCGACAGCCTCCAACTCGCGCATCAGGTCCTCATTCACCTCAAATTCATTCTCCATTACTGATCCTCCATTATGGTCTTCAAGCAATAGTTGCTGGGCAGTGATATCATCTAACTGCTCAATGCCACCGTTTGCCGAGTAGGAAAATCTGAGGTAGGTCCCCTCGGCGAACCGTTTTATGTCGAACTGCTGGGGAAGGATATTGTCGGCGCCAGTATTATCGCTTAGCACGCGTGCCCCCGGGAGGGCCCCCTTCCACGCGGCAGAAACCTCAACCAGTTTTGCATCATCAACGGTATAGGTGCAGACCACATATCTGGGCTCATCTTCGGTGCCGACGTTGTATCGCATACCGGGCCAGTGTCTGCATTTTTCGGATCTAATGTCGTTATTGCAGATGTCGCAAATAAATTTCTTTGAAAGAAATCCAACGGATACGTCTTCCGACATGCTATATTCGACGCTGCGAACATAATCGTCCGTATTGACATCACCCGTGGAGAAATTTGCCGGCAGGAACACCTTGTGTTGGAATGCGAGCTGATCACCATCCTCGGCGGTCTTGCCATCGAACAGCACACCCATTGGGAGACGCGATACGGTATCGTGATTCAGATAATATCCGATAGCCTTAGCATTCCTGTTTCGCGCTCTGGCGTTGGTGTTTTTCGAAAAGTTCTCAATCGACTTCTTCGAGAGCGATGAAAAATAGGCAGTCTGCACACCGCTCTTTGCCGCCTCAACATCGATCACCCAGGCGTCATCCTGCGCCAACTTTTTCTCGCTCTTGATGAGCCTATTATTGATGTAGCTCAGCTCATCTACAGTCGGTCTACGCACTGACATTTTCTACTCCTCTACCATGCAACAGGAGTTACCATCGGCTTCCTCTGGCTCGTCCTGCATTACATCCATTGTTCGTTCCCAGGCCTTTTCAAGTTTGGCGGTGAAAAAACCGAACTGACAATACTCGATAATTGGTGCATCGATGACAGTTCCAAATCCATAACACTCACGACAAAACCCGGCATACCCGCCTTCGAAAATCTCGAGCCCACGACCACCGCACAACTCACATTTATTTGTCATTCGGCTTGGTCCTTTGGTCGTCTTTCGTTTCTCGCTTTTTCTTTTCTTTATCCTGTTCCTGCCCGGCATCCCTCTGTGGTTGCTGAGCACCAGGAGTGTAGGCTTCATCACGCTTTGCGTCGGCTGGTGGGTCTCCCTTAAGGCTTAGCATCTTCCGGACGAGGCGGGCCGACTCCCCCTGGCTAACGAATCCGAGTTTTTCTGATTGCCACAACATGGTCTGATATTGATTGTAGTATTGCGCTGACTCATATTGCGGCCTGATTGATGGTTCCAAAAATTCGAAGTCAACGACACCCGGGATCCCGCCCTCAACCTGCAGGATAAGTGTGAATATCCTCTCCATGGCGCGCTCGACAATCTTGTGGAAACCCACAACCATTTTGATATAGAGAAGAGCCTCGATGCTCTGATATCCCTCGGACGATCGATTGAAAGCCTTGCCGAGAATCGTAGCGAACGTCTTGAGCCCCGACGCTATGTCCGACATCATGATATTCACAATGCTGGCTACGTCGAGTTGGCTCCCACTGTTACGACCCTCAAGAGGTTTGAGCTGGATCGATGACAGGTGAGCAGGGTTGTCATCCACCTCTAGGTCGGCGAATGAATCACGAGCACTCTCAATCACTCGATTGATTGTATTCTCAATCTCCTCAGGATCCTTAATTCCGCGCTTTTTACAGGCCTCGATGAGCGCAGATTCATCGATCTCGATGTCAATGCGATCAAAACCTAGATTCCGGAGCGCCCGGGCAAAATCCTGGAGAAGCCTAACCTTATTCATGATAGGCGTGATAGCCGATACGAACTGCGATGTGCCATACGGGTCATCCAGGAGCGGGTCGATGGCGAAATAGAGAAAATTCTTGAAGTCCATCGGCACGTCGCTGCGGCCACCGGTATAGTATGGCACTAGACGTTCGGTGCCGGCCGACTGATCCTTCTTAAAATCGATGTCTGATGGATTGACGAGATGGATCCCCAGGTTCATAAATGAACCAGGATCGAACTCAACCTCAAACGCCATGGCACCATGAAAAAGCGCATAGATCACAGATTTGCAACACAGCAGTGAAATGGCGGTATCGGGGGAGAACCCCTCGCCAACCGGCGTCTCATATCGCCGAATCACCATGTCAATGAATTCTTGCCCGGCCTCGAGTGGCTGCCCCTCAAAATCCCGCACCACCATAAAGTAGCCGCTGTCAAATACGCGCAGAAAGTTGCTGAGAGCATGACTGGCTGTACTATCAATCGAAAACAGGATCTTCATGAGATCGATCGAAGTGTAGCTCAACAATGACGTCATATCTCGGCCATGATATTCGAGATATTGTCGCGCTATCGCTGAGTTGCTACTTCCAGAGCCAGTATCGATTGCCTTACGTCCGGTCTGGATAGTCGAACGATCGACAACCTCTTGCTGAGCCTGCACCGACCCCTTTGTGGAGGCCTGTGGTTTATCTTTTGCCCAAAATCTTGGGAATTTCATCAATCACTCCTGATTAGAATCGTTCACTTCTGGCGATTCGTCCAGGTTCGCAATCAGTCGGCGTATGGCGCCGAGATACCTACAATAAATGGCATTCTTACGCAGGTGCAATAGTTTGGATACAGCCCCAAAACTCTGCCGTACACCCGATGGATGGAAAAAAATTTCGTTGATTACCTCGCGCTGTTTTTCGGTAAGTAGGTTGAGATCGATTTCATAGCTCCGCCCAAACCTGATGACATTATGTCGCGCTGGTGTATTATTAAATGATGCGGACTCAAGTATGTAGGTTGGCATTGGTATTTCTGATTGAGAGCAATAATCCTGATTCGCCCACTCTTCAGCCGCCTCACAAAGGCTTTTGCAGGTAGATCGCTCGCTACACTCGATGCCGTTTCTCATGCACATCCGCAAAACTCCCTGAATAATCTAGGCCATGGTGGTATAGGTTCTTCAATGAGCGCCCAGGTTTTCGAAATAGGCAGTTCTTTTGCACTCCACCCATCGAGCTGCGTAAACTGAGCATTGATTTTGAATTGTGTCCAACATTGCTGCATTGAATTTTGCTCATCGAAAATAAAGTTTCCGCAGATCAAACATTCATATCCGGTTGGATATGGTGTTAGACACGCATTCCCACATTTATCGCACTTCATACTGCTTCCCCATCTTCCAACCACGCACGCCACCGGGAATGATGAGGTGCCCGGTCGTGCGTTGAAATTTGTGCCACAGCACGGCCGCTTGAAATGCAAATTTCCCACTGTGACCATAGTGGTCGGGGCCAAATGCTCGATATACAGAGATCAGCGAAGGAAGTCCTATAGCCGACCCGCCCTTCTCTTCTAAGACTTTTCGAATATTAGTGTGCTGCTCGATATAGCGATCGAGCGACTCCTCATCCACACCCCCGGCAATCAAGAGATTTCCCTCTCGCACAAAATCGAAATAGGCGTCGAGTGCCGACACCTTATCCTCGCTGATGCGCCCGACAAAGATCTCCTCCTCATCCTGATCAGTGTCGTAGTCGATCCAGTTGAAGCCGATGGATGGATCGTGATTCTTCATCTGCGTCGAATGGTTGACGAAGATCTGTTCCTCGAACTCCCTAGAGAAGTTGTGAGCGTCGTTGAGGTTTGGCTCAGCATCTACAACTGCGAGATCGACCTTCCATTCTTTCATTAATTCATAGAGGCGCCCGCGCTTGACAATCGTTTCCTTGCCGGCCGCTTGCCAGCTGGTGAAGGCAAACTCATTTGGAACATGTTCCCAATAGCTCAATACCCATTGCCCAAATTGATGTCCCTCTTCCCGGGAAAATGGAACCATCCCCCATACCGACACAAAACACCCCTGGTCCACGCCCATGACATAAACCCAGTTGTCTCGACGACGTCCAAATTCGTAGGTGGTATCAATGCGGCTTTTGAAGGCATCTGGCATGAGGCCGGTGGAGTCCTCGGCGAAGGCCTCACCAAGGACATGATGGAAAAAATAGAGCTTCGACTTCTTGTCGCGGTCACGCATCACTTCATCGACCGGGGCCGAATATGCCCAAGGGACCCGATAACCCCGGGTCCCCTCACCATAACGCGTGACATTATTATAATAGTCGCTGCGGCGCGGCACCCATTCACAGTTCACGGTCTTGAGAGGTCGAGCCCGATCCCAGCAGCCAATCCGAGACCAATCAAGCGGACGATCACACTTAAGACATCGATAATACAGCTCCCCCTGAGGGTTTGTACCACGCTCATAATGGTTGGCGATGGAATCCGGATAGAGCATTTCCTGCCAGGCGTTGCATGCCGGGCACTTAATCTGGAAAACCATCTGGTCTGAGTCGTCATATTCTTTAGATACGCCTACCCCGTATGCCTCTGGAGTTGAGTATTTTATATAGAGTCCACGTTGTGACTTCGCCCGAAACATCTTGGAGGCCTTGAGACGGCTCTCGAGCTGCTCACCGATTGTGTAGTCGTAGGTACGATCCCACTCGTCTGCCATGACGATGTTCCCGGGAATCGACGTCACTGACTGCACGTTTCGACGGCCACCGAGATAGAGTGAGGATCTACCAAATTTCTTCAGTCGCACCTGGTCGACCTCGCCCTCCTCAAGGAGGCCCTGTAAAAATGGGTTGTCGTGCAGAAAACCCTTGAGGCGGTCGGAGGAAAAGTCGTGGACTTTATCAGCATTTTCAAACGTGTAGATTCCGGTGGGGTGGACAGCGATGAAGTCGCCATCGTCATCCATCGCATAAAATGGAACGATGGCATACTGCTCCAGAATCAGGATGATCTTTGCCATGGCCAAAAGGGTCATCCCGACCTGGGACCTTTTTACAATGCTTTGACGCGGATGTAGATCATTCAAAATAGCGATTTGCCACTCATACCCCTTGAAGCTGGCCGGGTTCCCCTCAACGCGGTAGTATTTTACAAGGCGCTCCGCGAGGGACAGTGAATAGTCCATGCGGAGCGATTCAGTGCGGCTCTGAAGCCAGCGGATAATGTCGGGTAATTTATCAGACACCTGGAGCCCCTTTATATGCAGCGATGGATTCTGAGCGGATTTTCTTGAAATAAGCCCTATTTAGAACCGCCATTGCATCACGCGGTAGTCGCTTGCTGATTGCTGATTCATACTCATCCCAAAGATACATTGCTTGATATTGATCACAGCAATCAAGCTTCCTCAGCCAATGTAGGAAAATTGCTTCAGTGAGGTCAGCAACTTCATCGGCTATTAGGTCGCTATCGGCTAGTTGCTCCCAAGCTGGCTTTAGGCGTCCGGTTTCACAGAACATATCCTTCAATACGCTTGCCGCGATCCTCTTCGCTTCCATCGCATCATCAAGCTCTTGTGCAAGCTCAAGCTTTTTCAAATCCTTTGCGGCGATGATGCGGCGAAGTGAAACGGGATCAACCCGGGCCCACTCCTTCGAATGGGCCGCCCAGATTTCCTGCAACTCAGATATGCTTTTCGCCGCCCTTAGGCTTTCGACCGGTTTTTTTGTAGGGCCTTCCAGATTTTGTGAGTTTTGGGGCATCCTCTTCCTTCCCTGGTTTCGGTGGCAGCTTGACTTTCGTCGATAACTCTCGGATATCACCGGTTAGCTTGTCGAAAAGTTCCAGGCAGATTTGCCTTACACTCACTGAGGAATTCTCAGCCTGCAGGCGCTGCTGCAAAGTCGGGAGCAGCTCCGAAAAAAACCAGTCGCTCACCATCGACACCTGGTGCCATGTCAGCGAAGTGTCACGCTCGAGCTGCTTATTGTAGAGTTCGACATAGGCCTTGGCAGCATTAAGTTTGTCCCGATCCATGGCCGGGAAATTGGGGTCCATGATGTAGGAATAAATGCGCTCCATGAGGAGTTCGGCGCGTTCATGTTTCTCGGAATCCTCGTAGAGCTTGGTTTGCTCACCAATTTTCTCCGAATATCTTTGCACACCCTGTATTACAGCTGACTCGCTGATTCCAAGTAGGATGGAAAGATCCTTCGCCGTTAAATCACAGCGCGTGCGGAGAAGGTGGATGATGTCGTAACCAAGATTTTTGTGTTGCCACCCCCAATCGGAGGCCAATATTGTAAGGGCTTCGCTCTTTTTCTTCGCCTTCACCTGGGCGGTCGCCCGCGTACACATCCGCCCGAATTCCCACTTCAGGGTCCTACCAAGCGCATAGAGTTCATCATCGCTGCGCTCCTTACCCATGGCCATCAGCTTGTCGAGCTTTTCCAGGATGCCCTGGGCACCAATCATAGTTACATAGCACTCCTGAGTGGTGCCCGGGGTGGGCTCTGGGACGCCGCTGTCCTCGATAGGCGACGTTATTGAGCTTCCTGGTCCAATGACGAAAGATTCTTCTCCCAATTCATCACTGCCTGCCGAGCTTGTGCCGGGATTTCCTTGTTTTTTAGGCCGCGGCATAGTCGCTTTCCTTTTTGGTAGAGCCCACGGAGATAATCGGCGAGTACAGTTCGTGGATTGTCACGATGAACAAAGTAGCGACGATCGCGAAAATCAACCCCATCGTAAATCCCCTTTCTAAGTGCTTTTGCCTTCGATCCCCTCATCAGGCCACCCCCGCAAGTACCAAATGTCCCATCACAAACACATTGACAGTGAAGTGTGGTATTGGATCTACTTCTTCTGGATGTAGACCACGTATATAGCTGGCACGACGAACACCAAATGGTATCTCAAGTGCTTCTTCAACGCTCCAGCCACGCCTTAATCTAAGGCGCAGTAGATTCGGTGTAATACCCTTCTCTCGAGCCCACATGGACATCGTTTGGGTTCTGCCCTTATAAGTAAGAAGCCGATTATTGGACCTATTGTTCTGTTGCACACTTTGCAGCGCCCACCTACAATTCTCCTTACAATAGTCGCCGTCGTTGTCAATACGATCCAGGGTGTGTTCCGGTGATGGCGCTGGACCCATATCGTTATAGAAGTTCATGAACATTAGCCACGAGTCACACATTCCGATGCCACGGTCCTTGTAGTGTTCATGTTCATTATAGCTATCACTGAAACATCGCTTTTTCATATCCAGCCAAGCACGATGTTCTTTAGTGCCGCTCATACCGTGATATTGCCGCGGCGCCTGAGGAAGCATTTTAGCACCCATCATCTAACTCCTGTCTAGGTAACAGACAGCGAGAGCGAATGCATCAACTGCATTATCGTTGGTAAGTCCCAACATAAACCGGTCTTCAATCGCTCGAATCATCTCCTTCTTTTCGGCCCGGCCATTGCCGGTTATTGCCTTTTTCAGCGAAGATGGAGCTATGATGACGATTTCAGCACCGGTTTCAATTACTGCCGTCTTTACGACACCGGTGGCCTGCCACAGCTGGGCAGCCCGCGACGCCATGTGCGATCCATATGACGGTCCCTCGATCACCACAACCTCAGGATCAAAGCGGCGAAGAATAGGGACTATCTGGTCTCGCTGTTGCATTCCGCAAATCACGCAATCTATCTCGGAATTTTTATGTGTGGCCGGGGTGTGGAAGACGCCGCTATACAGTAGCTCATATCCATCACCCACTACGGCCACTCCCGTATGTCTCAATGAAAGATCCAAACCCATTATGACCATCAAGAACCCCTTGTTAGGAAACAGCTATGCGTTCATAGATGGCCGGGCGTCCAGGCTAGTTGAGGAGGCCGCACCAATCATCGAGGGCCTCGAATTTTTCAAGTGGCATTTGAACGATCTCCACGATGATACGATCACCGTAGACGCCATCGCAGACAAATCTTGTCACAACATCGAGGAGATCCTTGATCGTGGCACAAACAATCTGCGGCCTGAAAACACACTGCTCATCGTCATCATTCATTTCAGCCTCCGCGGAAACCTCATAGGCTGTGATCATGTCGATAGTCTGAACATCCATCTCATCCATCGGATACACATTTCCTTGCTCTTCGTATTGCATCCTCAACTCCTCTTTTGCATGCTTCTTTGCCGTCTAAAATGTCCTGAATCTTGATCATGAGCCCGCACGTTGCAGGGCTCCTAGATGTTTCCGGATAGTAGGCGAGACAATCGATGTTTTTCACCGGACACACCGGCCACCCGGCTTGCTTTGAGGCCTTAGCTCTCGCCATTCTTCTTCTCCTCGGCGCGCAAATATAATTCGAGTGCCGCTAGGGCATTCCATGCCATGTGAGCGATAACCGGCAAACCACTCTGGTTATCCACCGATGAAGCCTCCATAGCCAATAGGTGCCGAACAAGCGCGTCCATGTACCGGTTATAGCCATCTTCCACCTTCTCCCATCCACGATCACTGTATTTACGTGCGCCGAAGGTCCCAACATCACTGACTGCGAGTAGTGCCCGGCTAAATGCGCCTAGCACCATGAATGCACGCGTCTTACCAGCATCTAGCTTGGCACCCGGCGTGTCCGCGGTGAGGCCGTTTGGATCCATCTCCTTTTCGTAATTGAAATGATTGAAGACGGGCTCATATGTGTCGGTCACTGCAGTCCCCATTATTCCGCCTCCGATTTCTTGATTGCTTCTGCCATCTCAGCGATATCACTAGTCCAGAGACCATAGACTTCAACGACCTTCCGGAATTCCTCTGTGTCGTGCTTTCGGAGACCATATGTCATATCACCGGTCTTCTCGTCTTCCTTGCCGGCGATATGGAGGATCTCGTGCAGCAATAGTGCTTCGCGCTGCTTTTCCTCGAGACCATCCCATTCATCTGCGGCGATTTCGATGATGAAGTCGTAGCCGTGTAGCGTCTTTTGCACCTCACTCGCAAGGATACAGGCTGCGAGCTTTGTTTTTCCACATGCCTTGGAGGCCTTGGACCGCATCACAAATGCGATGTTTGCATCCAGGGCCTCTGGGTGATGGGTGACTATGAGCTTGTGTGCGAGGATAGACACGCCTTCAGGAGCTTCGAAAAAGGTTGTTTTTGCCATCAGTTCCCCTCTGCTTCAATCAGCTTTTCCAGATTCTTCATCGCTTGCTCGACTCTCCAGATGGTTCCCACGAGATCCAGACACTGTTTGAGCATGTGGCACCCATCCTGACACCAATCTCCCGGCTTCACCAGGAGCTTTTCCGGATCCGAGCTGTCTACACTCCAATTCTCCAGATGCGGGCACCACTGCTCAGCCATCAGTCATCCTCCGGTTCGTAGGCGGTCGGCCAATAGGCGGACATCTCGGTGACTGGGGCCATCATCATGTGCGAAGGACTTTCACCATCCTGTGAAACTGGCTCGGGTGGTGAAATGTCAATGGATTCATTGTCGGCCTCGGTCTTGGTCCGGAGGTCGTAGCCCTCGTCCTGGCGCTTGTGGTTGACGGCGTTCTTCTTCATATAGATGTCATACACATGGTGCCAGCTCATACCAACCACTCCCATCATGATCCCGAAGATGCTCCAGAGGTCTTCGACGGCCATCTGGGCTTCGTCGAGCGCGAAGGATCCACCGGTTGCCCACCACTTCCACTCGCAAGCATTCTGCAGGTTATCCAGTGTTACAAGGACCGCCCGGGAGAGTTCGACACCCTTGAAGATGTCAGGATCATTAATACAGTTGAGTGCCATGTATGGGGGGACCCCCACAATCTGTGACAAGCTCACGAGGAAATGCAATACGTCGACGAGTTCGATCTTCGCGTTCTTGGTATATTTGTCGGAAGCGAGGAACTCTACCATCTCGGATGAGATTGCTTTCCGATAGTTCTCGACCCACGTTGGGGCCAGATTTGGGCATTCACCTTGAGCATTGCACATGACCTCGTCATAGCTGATGCCCAAGGATGCCAGGATTCTGCCGTTTAAGACCTCCTGCTTATTGTAGATCTCGGCCAGGAGATCAATATCTCTCTGTATTTCCATGCGTTACTCCAGTCCAATGTAGGAAAAAGATTCTTTTAGATCTCGAGCGATCTCACGAATACGCGGGTGGGCGGCCGAGGCGCCGCGAAGCTCGATGAAGTGTTTCCATGCTGACCAACGTCCCGACACATAGAGTTCGGTTTTCAACAGCATAGGGAGGATGTCTCGGGCGATCTGAGGTTTCTCGCCCATCTTCACATCGTCGCGGTAGTCCCAATAGCATGTCTTGTAGAGCAAAAAGCGGTTATAGGCCTTTGGAGTCATGCGCTGGTGATCAAGAGTGTGCGTGAACTGATCCCAGTATGGCACAAAGAAATCCGGTAGTATATAGGTCACGCCGCCACTGTAGTTGCAATACCGGGTCGACTCCTGCGTGAAGCTCAGCGTACGGTGACGAACTATCTCATGGCTAATACCGCGATCACAGGTGATGTGGGCGGTGAAGACGGGGATATCGTGCTCTGCCAACAGCATTTGGTCAGCGAGGCAGATCACCGGGGCCTTGATGTAGTTGTGCGATACATACAGATCATCGAAAATGTATGGAAACTCGCTCTTCAGGCTCCAGCCGAAATAGTTGCGATATGCAGTCGAGTCTGCATCTACCTGTTTCCTGAGATAGTCTAGTGTGTCGAGCCAGGCCCGCACGTTTCCGGCGATCACACAGTTCATGGAATCATCGCGATAAAAAATGGGATGATAGGCCAGGCGTGGACCAAGCACGCGATACAGTTTGTCGCTGTGGAGGCCGTTCACTCCCAGAGCAATGTTGGAGTGTTCCAACACCGAATGGTGGCCGGCACGCAGCATGTTGTGGACGAATTGGGGTGCCGACCGATCCGTGATGCGCTCCTCGGACTTATAAGCGACTCGACCACATCGCTCAATATGTCTCAGGAGGAGCGCCTCATCGGATGGGCATGCCCCAAGAAACTCGGTTTCCTGTTGCACGAAATGGATCATGCCGCTGCCCCTACGCTCCAAACAATTCTTCGACGGAAACACCCAGGATGTTGGCGATCTCCAGGCGACGATCTGCCCGGGGGGTGGTCTTGCCAAGTGCATAGTTATTCACTGAACAAATGGATGCGCCGATCCTTTCGGCCAGTTCTGTCTGCGTGATGCCGCGCTTCGCCAGAGTGCTCGCCAATGCCGTAGTGATTGCCATCTTTCTACCTTGTCCTGCCATCCGAATTCTCCTCTAAAAGAAAGTTCATCGATGTCTCGTCCACCATGGACGCGATCATCGAAGACATATCTAACACAAGAGGCGGCAAAACGCAAGCAAAAAAATGTGCCAGCATGCGTTTTATTGAAATATGACGCGAAATTGGTATGCGGTTTCCCCCTTCCACACCTACCCCCTTCCTATAGTCTATACACTCTGTCATGTCCTATATACTCTATCTAGTCTGTATTATAATATTATAATAAGATAATATTCTATCTCCTATGTTTCTTTTAATATTATATAGTTAATGGAATAATATGATAGAAATATAGACTAGAAAGGGAGTCTGAGGGAAAACGCCTACCTATTTTGCGTCTTATTACACTCAGGAAAGCTCTCGAAATCTCGCTCTTTCACTGCAAACCTCACTTGTGATCGCTTTTTCGCGAAATTGAATGACCTTAAATCACATACTGGACGATCACCCAACAGTGGGAGTGGGGGATACGGAGGGGGGAGGAGGTATGGAGGAGGGGGAACCTAAGGGGGAGAACCGGCATACCCTTTTTGTGACCTATTTCGATAATCGACATACGATCTAACATTTTCGCTTGACATTTGGACCGGTTTTTGCTAGTCTCTTGAGTGTCGATTGGGCATGTATTTGAATCAACATGTTTCATTTATGGTGGTGCTGATGAAGGAAAAGGTGTGCATGACCGGGTGCGGCGAGGATGTGAGTTTTATAGATCCATTATTGGATGAGAATGATCTATCAGATTTCTGCTTAAACGAGTCTGTGCTTGACGCTATGTATGATTTCGTCGCCCGGCTCCAGGAAAACGTGGAAATTCTTGCTGGATTTGAGAAGCCCCATATCGCCGGGGCGTGCATGAGAGTGGTGGAAAAGGCCATCAATTTTGCGCTCTTAGAGCAGGTTGCAAAATCTTACTAATTTCTATTGACGATCTTGAAGTGGCGTGTTACATCGATCCAACTTCTTATTGGTGGGGCGAAGGATTCATGGTGGCCTTGGAGGAGAAAATGCAAAATGTCTGGCAAGAGAGCGACGATTCATCTGAATATGTAGAATATGTTTTGTTGTATGATCATAATTTAAGAGCTTTCATTGCCTATGACGGAGATGAGGCGGATTTTCCACTTCACCCCGATGAATGGCTAGGAAAACCGATCGATGAGGTATGTTCCAGGGAGACTGCTCTGATGTTCAGTCTCAAGGCATATGAAGCACATGAGATCGGGCAGATTGTGGAATACGAAAGTGTGTTAATTGCTAGATGTTGCGAGTTGGCGCCCATGGCGAGGCATTTTAAGTGTAGATTGATACCGGATGGAGATGGGTTTACGCTAGCTCACGTTGTCGTAATTCAAGATATTACGATCAACTAGGATTTTTTTCATATAGATTACTTGACTCCGACAAAAACATGCACTATCTTCTAAATATATGCTCGTATTCAATTGCGGCATCTCTTCAACTGAACGAAGATAAAGGGAGGTGGTCATGGTGGTAGAAGGAGATGAAAGAATCACGGTTGAGGGCACCCCGCTCGCTACAGTGGTTGATCTAATGGAGCGAAGGGAGATCGCTGAGGTGGCAGTCGAGGAATCGAAGAAATACAAGCCGGCCATCATCAGTAACATCCATCGAAAGCCGAAATACAAAGATAAGGGTGAGCATGGCAAAACTC